ATCCGGAGGTGTATATTTCATACCTATAGAATTTATGTAATCAGACTTTGTCACGCAATTAAAATCCCCAAAATCTTCGTGGACGCTACCGATATCATCATCACCATACGTCATCATAGAAACAGCTGATCTAAAATTACTATGATGTGGATACACACGGAAAAAGGCACACCGGCAAATCAAGGAATTCACTATGGAATTAATATATACCGTTAAATTGTGACCCGATGGATTACTGCCATAAAATTGCACTAACGTACCATTATAAGCTACCAATGGGTAAATTACATCGGCTACCATAGACTTCATAATGGTGAGATCATCAAGGGTATACCCCGCTTGTTCAGCCAACTCTATCAAAACACTAAAAGCAGCACCCGTTAAAGACGCTGGCATGCGTTGATCATAAGCGCTATAATCGCCCGCAACAATCCTAGACTCACCATTCCCGACTATATGCTGATGCATTTCATCCCACTCTTGTGAAAAGGCATTAACCCCCACAGCGCACTCACTCAGCAATGGGAACATACTGAGATGAGAAGCAATTGGAAGAAAGTACTCTCTCAATAACATCTTCAAGGCAACTGGAGCGGCTTGAAATACTCGGACTTTGAGCTTACCAATCTTAACAGGCTCGTCTTTCAGAGAAGCTCTAAAAACTGGGTAACATCGCTCGCCGTTGCGGTACCTAGCTTTGTAAGTCTCGTAAACATCCATAATGTCTCCGTCTAACTCAAAATTTACACTGTGACCCTCTAAAGGCGGTACTGCTACCGAGAATACGCTTAATTTCCCAGATAATGGAAAGCCAACTGAAGTGTTCTGAGGCATGCGATTTAAGAATTTGTCGCCGTCCAAACCATTGATAATCGTAGGAAGATCTAATGGTTTTAAATTCTTAAACTTGGGCAGTAGTAATTGAATATAATCGACAGATGCACGAATAATACTGCTTATAGAAGGACCTATTGCAGGATCACTAAAACCCTGCATACCAAGAGACCAATTATGCCAAGATCTAACTACGGGTGGTCCCATCGGAGCAGGACCATGTGTCCTTTCTACACCAGTATATTTACGAACGCTATCTGAAATATGTGAAACGATAACCTCAGACCTGTTGGTAACCGCCCCCTTGCATGCAGATAGCACGTCGATTATAGCGCCCTCAGGAAGAAAATTGGTGGGACACTTTGGCGAAACGGGTTTGTCGAGAGTTAGCGGATCATCCCCCAAGTGGCTTTCATACATTACCGTGGGTATATCTGATGAACCACCAGGAAAGAGTGTACCGGGAACATCAAAAAAGCTTAAAGCCCTATCGATTTCCCCTTTGAGTAAAGTTCCACTGGCTCCATATTGGGAATCTGTAATACCTCCCAAATGGAAACCGGCAATGCAGGGTGGTTTCATCTCACTTACAAAAACGCCCATGCACAACCCCTTGAAAGTGTTAAAATTATTAAATACATATTCAGCCCCATGGAAAGTTGCTACATCTGTGGTGACTCTTCCAAAAGTCATACGTACGCGATCTAATAGCAATTCACCTTCTGCTCCACGGTATGTGAAAGATCCAATACATTCACCTTCCAGATGCGAAACTGGAAAATAATCAGTAAAGTCACTTTTATCACAGCCACCGGGGGCATAAATTAATGCAATGTCGGAATCTGGTACCCTATAAACTAAATCGCTTGAAGTACGTATGCGATAGCTATGTTTATTCCCCAAATACTTAACTCGCGGTATTATCTCGAGCTCCATGTTTTCAGTTACGAAGTGTCCAGGAACTGCTAGCAGATGGGTACGAATATAAAAACCACCCGTAATCTTACTGCCACTCTTGACAAAGACACAACTTTTTGCTATCTTCCCGTTGAGGTCACGCCATGTGGTGGTCTTGGAGCGAGGGGTGGGTTTACTCAACTTAGTAACAGGTATCTTGGGATACCAAGGATTTGGCTCTTGACGGCGTGCGACGTACTCCTCATTATTCGGATTAAGAGCGGATTGCCCTGTCATAACGGCACCATTGAAAGAACGATAGAACTTAATTAGTCCATACAAGATCTTTCCAAGGGCCCTGGTCATAAGATATGTAGTACCAGCACCAACGATACACGTAAATAATGGACTACTTGTGATCCTATTGGCAGATGATTGTAGACGAAACCATCGTTCCCTAGAATACCAATAAATCAAATAAAATCGGTATAATAGAAAACTGTGAACCAGGAAGATAAAGCACAACATACATGGAACCAAATCCAGCGGTCTCAATATCACAAGGACCAACCAAAGGCTAAAACTAACGAATATCTGTCGCCAATGAAGTCTAAAATAATCCAATATCCCCCGTCGGGATAATAAATAGGAAAAGAACGATGCTACATCCTGCCGGTATAAAAAAGGTAGAAAATCCCATAGAGATGACTCACCTTCAAAATCACTATCTGTTATCTCTATAATCTCATCAATATCAGGCTCCCTATCTAGATTATCATTCCCAGCTTGATCACAATATGAACATTGACAAGACATCTGTAGCTTATTGCAGATGCAGCAAAGGTTAATAGTCTCATGTAATTGGGTTTGTTTGGAGACTAAATTCTTCTGATTATGAGAATGCAACCTGGCAGCATCAGCAGTATAGTCGGCCAAGACCTTTAGACTAATGTTCTCCAATATCATCCCCTGCCAAACTATTTTCCGGAACTCAGCACGATCGGTACCCCCACTGGGGTTTTTGACAGCGACAGCTTTCTCAACCGTAAAATTCCACATATCAGGGAAAATCTTTTCCGGTCCCTCTAAACTATCAACGTATACGCGAGCTTTATCAGGATCAAGCATGAAATTTCCACTACCTCCATTCACTAGAGCAAATTCTTCCTTAACGGTAACACTAACCCTCATGTCCAACCGTCTAAGTATTGAAACGGGCTCATTGGAGTAAGTTTGCGCAAGCAAATCGGGAACATTGGTTGTAATAACAAGGGTAAGTGGGCGGATGGGTAATTTACCCTTAGATTCTAACTCAGCCATAACCGCATACTCCGGATTATTATTATTAAATTTAATCAACCACGCCAAGGGCGAGGATTGGATAAATAAAGGTTTGGTGTTACATAAATCATCCATAACAATAGTCTCGGTGTCGACCTTATAATTTGAGAAGTAGTCGTCATTTTCATTCCAGGTGATCTTCTTGGTAAGGTCACCAGTCCCACCACTTGCTTTGACGGCCACCACATTGATGATATTTGCAACAGTAGTCTTACCCACACTAGATGGTCCGCAAAAGGCCAAAACGAAAGGGGCACGCCTAAGTAATCCAGAATTCAATTTCCGATCCAGATCGTTCTTAGCTTTAACAATACCAATCAAGCGATCCCATATAACTTTCTTCTCGAAACCTTTATTCAACGAACTGTGTAGACTATGAAGGTAAGAATAAAGATCATCATATAATGTGTGAAACTCTGTTACGGTTATGCCAGCGGCTTCCCAATCTCCGTCTCCAATAAGCGGAATAACCCGGAAAAATTCAAGGTACTTCTGTTCGAAAGCATACGCTTCTGGGTTAGTGAACAAAATGGGCTTAAATGAACCCTGTGTATAACACATGTAGCCAGTTTCTAGAAAGTAAGCAACTGTCTCCAAAATCATTCCGGGCATATCCGTGAGGGACACACTATTCAATCGCTTAGATAAGTTCTCCGAAAACAAATTAAAACCAGCAACCTTGAAATCTATATCAAAAGAACCACACAAACCAGAACAAACTACAAGACTGACAACATTCAAAACCTTATCAAAGAACGGAGACTTCTGGAGGGAGTTGAAATCATTTGATAACATTCTCCATAAGCCAGCCATATCTTGTAACGAATGCGGCTCATAAGACTTCATAAAAAGAGATGAAAATTTGTCAGCAAGAGCAACCGCAACGCTCTTATTGTAATACGTCTTAAAATGTGTCAACAATAAAGCACCAGCATTGACTGTTGAAGTACTAGTTACCAATCCAACAATTAGGGCTGTCCAATTCTCTATATTGTTGGCGTCAAATTTAGTGGCCAAACG